TTGATTTAAATTTAACACCAAAAGGTATTGGTAGAGCAACTTTTAATGGTCAAGGAAAAATTCAAAGTGTAGCTGAAAAAGTTACAACTGAAGCAACAGCTGCTACAGGAACTGTTAACTATGATGTTTTAACACAAGCAGTGTGGAATTTTACAACAGATGCATCAGCTAACTGGACATTAAACGTTAGAGGCGATGGATCAAATTCATTGGACTCAATTATGGATACAGGTGAGTCAATTACAATAGCTCATATTGTTTCTCAGGGCGGAACAGCTTATTACAATAATGTATTTCAAATTGATGGATCAACTGTTACTCCAGAATGGCAAGGCGGAGCAGCCCCCACTGAAGGTAATGCTAGTTCACTAGATGCTTATACATATACAATTATTAAAACCGCAAGCGCAACGTTTACAGCGTTAGCATCACAAACACAATACGCATAGGAGATTTAATGCCTTTATTAGGAACATTTGGAGCCGGATCAGGAAAAGGTTTTGGCCAAGGTGGAGGTGCGGGTTTTTCACCTTTAGTAGCAACAGGAGGGACAATTACTGATGTTGGAGATTATAAAGTTCACACGTTTACAAGTCCAGGAACATTTGAAGTAACAGAAGCAGGAAGCCCTGATGCTATGGTAGTAGAATATTTAATCGTCGGTGGCGGCGGAGGTATGGGATATGGATATGGTGGAGCAGGTGGAGCAGGTGGTTATAGAGCTGCTGGCTGTGGGCCAAGTCCACTTCAAGCATGCGCTGCAGCTGTATCTGTAACGAGTTATCCAGTCGCAATAGGAGCAGCAGGAGGCGGTGCTCCAATAAGACCAGTAGGTCCATATGCTCCAGCAAGTAGTGGTAGCAGTTCATCAGCTATAAGTTTAACAGCAGCTGGAGGAGGCTATGGAGGATCAACTCCTGGTTCTGCTCCTGGAGGACCCGGAGGTTCTGGAGGCGGTGCTGGCGGTCCTAGTGGTGGTAGTGGTGGAACGGGAAATACTCCACCTGTAAGTCCTCCACAAGGAAACAATGGCCAAGGTGGAACTCCTGAAGGTACACAAGGCGGTGGTGCTGGAGCAGCAGGCGGTAATCCTAGAGATAATATTACTGGAGTTATTAATAGTATTGATGGATCACCAAGATATTATTCTTGCGGTGGTCGTTCTGGACCTGGTCCACATATGTCTCCTAGAGCAAACAGTGGGTTTGGCGGAAAATGTCAAGGTGTTAGTGGTTGTTCTGGAATAGTAATTATAAGATATAGATTGGTGGCTGAATAATATGGCACATTTTGCAAAAATATCAGAAGAAAATGAAGTGTTACAGGTTTTAACTATAGAAGATATTTATTTATTAAACGATAATGAAATTGAAACAGAATCAGTAGGTCAACAATATTTAGAAACACATAATAATTGGCCGGCACATTTATGGATTAAAACTTCTTTTAATACATATCATAATCAACACAGATCCGGAGATAATTCAAAAGCATTTAGAGGAAATTATGCGAGCATTGGTTATACGTGGGATTCAGAAAATCAAATTTTTTGGCACCCTAAACCATATAATTCTTGGGTAAAAAATACGACAACTGCACAGTGGGAATCTCCCATTGGACAACCATCAGCTTTGACACCAGAGCAAAAAGCTGATGAAAATAATAAATACCATTACGATTGGAATGAAACTGATCAAACTTGGACTTTATTAACTACTGCAATATAATTAAGTATTTACTTTTTAATTAAATATATATATATTTCTTTATAGAAATTATGGAAAAGAAAGTATTATCTGAGCAAGTTTTATACTATGGAGATGTTTCAATGCCTAAAGGTTTTGAAATAGAAGAGAAAGTTTTAACCAGCGATATATTAGAATCTAAATTATATGATAGTAAATTTAAATTTTCTAAAACTATAGATAAATTATCTACCTACATTTCTGATTATATAAAAGTAAGACACGAGGTTACTTTAGTACAGAAAAAAACTTACGGGGATTTTTATAATAAAGAAGAAATAACTATGCCTTTGTTAGATGTAGATCCAGTCGACTTGCGTAACTCTCCAGATTTTACTTTACTCTATGGAGTAAAAGTAAAAGATTGTCATGTTAGAATTTATTATGACGATAATAGAAGAAAAGGCAGAAGTTGGGATATTGAATTAGAAAACAATATGTTTATAATGTTTCCATCTTCAAACATGTATAACATTATAAATAAACAAAAAGAAGACTCATTAAATTTTATTCAAACTATTTTATATGAATATCTCTAGTTATTGGTATTTTAAATCTGCATTAACTCCTAAATTTTGTGATGATATTATAAACTATGGTTTATCAAAAAAATTAATTAGAGCAGAAACAGGAAATCAACAATTATTAGATAAACCAAAATTAAATAAAAAACAAATTAAAGATTTAAAAAAAATTAGAGATTCTGAAATTGTTTGGCTAGATGAACCTTGGATTTATAGAGAAATACATCCTTATATACACACAGCTAATAAAAATGCAGGTTGGAATTTTGAATGGGATTTTTCTGAACCTTGTCAATTTACAAAATATAAAAATAATCAATTTTATGATTGGCATGTCGACAGTTATGAAAAACCGTTTGATAATAAAGACATTAAATATCGATACGGAAAAATAAGAAAACTATCGGTTACTTGTCAGTTAACTGATGGATCAGAATATAAAGGAGGGGAACTAGAATTTGATTTTAGAGATTATAATCCTAATAAAAGAGATGAATCTAAGCATTTAATACAAGCAAAAGAAGTATTGCCTAAAGGATCAATTATTGTATTTCCTTCAAATTCATGGCATAGAGTTAAATCAATAACGAAAGGAACAAGATATTCTTTGGTACTATGGAACCTTGGATATCCATTTAAATAATATGATAAAAAAAGAATTTTTTAAAACACCTATTTGGGTTGAAAATAAAAAAGAATTTTTAACGTCTTTAACTAAAGCAACTGGTAAATATATTAAGGCTTCTAAAAATTTTCCAGACACAAAAAAACATATAAAAAAATATGGTGATTTTGGAATTAGTCATCACTCAACTCCTTTAACATTTGACAATGATTTTCTAGACCTTAGAAACTATATTGGTAATAAATCTTCAGAATTTTTAGATTTTCAAGGTTTTGATATATCTTCTTATACATTGATACTTAATGAGTTTTGGGTACAAGAATTTTCTAAAAAAGGTGGTGGTCATCATTCAGCACACGTACATTGGAATCAACACGTATCCGGATTTTATTTTTTAAAGTGTAGTAGTGAAACATCATATCCTGTTTTTTATGAACCAAGAACAGGTGCACGTGCCACTAAATTAAAATTAAAGACAGGATCTAACGCAGATTATGCAAATGAAAAAATGCACTACAAACCTATACCAGGTGATCTAGTAATTTTTCCAGGTTATTTAGAACATGAATTTACTGTTGATCCGGGTATAGATCCATTTAGATTTATTCATTTTAATATTCAAGCTGTACCAAAAGAAATAGTTAAAGATGATTAAAGTTGTTGATAATTTTTTAGATACAAATGATTTTAATCAAATAAAAGAAAGTTTGCTAGGAGACAATTTTCCTTGGTACTACAATGATGTCATTACTAATGATCAGGATTCACATAATAAACTATATTTTATACATAATTTTTATAAAGATTTAACAATGACAGATACTCCCGGCATCACTAGTAATTATTTTTATTTATTAAAAGGTATTATAAAAAAAATAAATTGCAAAAGTATTTTAAGAATAAAAGCAAACCTACATTTAAATATTAATAAGAAACAAATAAATCAACCACATGTTGATTATTCTTTTATACATAAAGGTTGTCTTTTTTATTTAAACGACAACAACGGGTTTACTTATTTTGGTAAAGAAAAAGTAAAACCTAAAGCAAATAGAATAGTTTTTTTTGATCCAAGTAAAGAACATTCAAGCAGTCTTTGTACTGATGAAAAAAGAAGAGTTAACATTAATTTTAATTATTTTTAAAAATGAAATATATCGTAATTAAAAAAGCAATTGATAAAGACTTAGCTTTGTTTTTATTTAATTACTTTTTAATTAAAAAACAAGTTTTAGATACTTGTTTAAAACATAGATACATATCTCCGTTTGAACAAATGTTGGGAACATATAAAGATGAACAGGTCCCTAACACCTATTCTTGTTATTCTGATATTGCGATGGAAACTCTAATGCTTAAGTGTCAACCTATTATGGAAAAAACTACAGGGTTAAAACTATATCCAGCATATACTTATGCAAGAGTTTATAAGAAAGGTGATGAACTTAAAAGACACAAAGATAGATTTAGTTATGAATGGTCTACCACTATGAATCTTGGTGGAGATAGCTGGCCTATATATTTGGAACCTTCTGGGGAAACAGGAAAAAAAGGTATTAAAATAGATTTAAAATCTGGCGACATGTTGGTATACAAAGGTTGTGAATTAGAACACTGGAGAAAAAAATTTAAAGGTGAAGAATGTGCTCAAGTTTTCTTACATTATAACAATAGTAAAACACAAGGATCAAAAAATAATATGTTTGACACACGACCTCACGTAGGTCTTCCAAGTTGGTTTAAAAGAAATGATTGATATATTTAACAGGTATTTATGAAAAAAAGTTAGATATTAATAATAAAAAATTATTAAAATATCTTTTAAATTTAAAAAAAAAATCAAAAGGTAGAACTGTTAGCAGTCCCACTGGTTGGCAATCTGAAGATTTACCTTTAAAAGAAAAAGTTTTTTCACAAATCGTTGAAGAGATAGATAAAAATTTCTATGAATATATAAAAATCCTTTCATTAGATTATAGTAAATTTCAAATTGGTAATATGTGGTGTAATATGAATGGTCACAAAGATTATAATTTAGTACACAGTCATGGGGATGCAGTTGTTTCAGGTGTATATTATATAAAAGTTCCAAAAGACTCAGGAAATATTTTTTTTGTTAATCCAGCTTTACAACAAATAGAAGTAAATTGGAAAAACTGCATAAAAGAATACACTAACTATAATAGTTCTCATTTTAGTATTAAATCAATCGAACATTATTTACTATTATTTCCTAGTTGGTTAAGTCATGGAGTACAGCCAAATTTAAATAAAAAAGAAAATAGAGTATCTATGTCTTTTAACATTACTAAATGTTAATAGATAATAAGTACATGTATATTCATATACCTAGAACAGGTGGTAGATATATAAGCCAACTTTTTATAAAAAATAATTATAAATGTGATCTGTTTAAGTTTGAGAATGATTTTTACGATAAATTAAAAAATAAAAAAATACATATACCTCATTTAGAATATCCTTATTTTTTAAATTTTATTGATAATAAAAATATTTTAAATTTTACAGTTGTTAGAGATCCGGTCGATAGATTTAAATCAATTTTAAAAGGTTACTATGGTTATTACAATAAAGACATGAATAAATTTAATAAAAAAATAAAAGAAATATTTTTAGATTTTAATGGGTATGTCAATAGTAAAATAGTAACTGAACAAGCTAACTGGCATGTACCACAAATAAATTTTATAGGTTCTAATACCGAAATATGGTTTTATGAAAAAGGACTTGGTAAAAATTTTATAAAATGGTTATATAAAAAATATGGTTTTACATTTTCAAATATAGAAAATATAACTTATGATAAAGGTTATTATGATGACATTGATATAGATGTCATACTTACAAAAAAACAAATTAAATCTATAAAAGATTATTATTTTAAAGATTATAAAATAATATATGGTTAAATTAAGTGTTGAATTTTCTATCTGATATTACTTATGCCACTAAAGATCAAAGAAAAAAAGAACTTTGGGATGTAGAAGGAATATTAAAAAATAGACTAAATCAAAAATTAAAATTTGATCTAAGACCTATAAAGAATAATATTAAAATAGGTAGTTTTAAAAGCAAAGCAGATAAAATGGTCTTCGATATGAAAGATCAATTTATTGTAGTAGATACCGAGGAACTTCATCAATATTTAAAAGAAAATAAACTAAAAGAGGTGCATCTACAAGATTTGATATCCAAGCTAGAATGGAAT